GTGATGAAGGGCATGGAGGAATATGCAAAGCTTGCGGTGGATGACCTGAAGGCGGATGTCCAAAAGGCCGGTAAGACTGTGAAGCAGCAGATCGAAAGCACGGCTCCGAAGAAGACCGGGAAGTATTCCAAAAGCTGGGCGATCAAGAAGACCAGGGAAACATCCGATTCCATCCAGATCGTGGTGCATTCCAAGAGGTATCAGCTGACGCATCTTTTGGAGTTTGGTCATGCAAAACGGGGCGGCGGAAGGACAAGGGCTTTTCCACATATCGCTCCTGCAGAACAGGCGGGCATCGAGCAGCTGACAAGGGATATCGAGAGAGATTTACGGAAGGGCGGTTAGTGATGATGGAGATATTGCTTTTGGGATTCGTTATTGCTGTCGGGTTTACCGGGATAGGTATTTTCATCTATCACGGCAGGCGGAGAGGCGAAAACTGCCGCGGCTATCCCTATAACTGTCCGGTCTGTCGTCATGCTGCCGAATGCATCATAGAGATCGGGAGGAAGAAGGATGACGCATGAAGAAGTGATGCAGATGCTGGCGGAATTGAAGATCCCTTTTGCGTATGACCATTTCGCGGAAGGGGAAAGTCCTGATCCGCCGTTCATCTGCTTTTTGTTTCCAGGTTCGGAGAACTTTTCCGCGGACAACGTGGTGTATATGGAGTTTTCCAACCTGAGCATTGAACTTTATACCGATGAGAAGGATCCAGAGCTGGAAGATAGGGTCGAGGCAGTGCTTAATGACTATGAGCTTTTCTGGAACAAATCAGAGGTATGGATCGAAACAGAAAAACTATACGAAGTGCTGTACCAGATGAAGGTATAGCGGAAAGAGAGGTTAATTATGTCGAGTACGAATAACAAGGTGAAGTTCGGCCTTAAGAACTGCCATTACGCGAAGGCTACCCTTGATCCGGATACCAATGCCGTGACATTTGGTACGCCTGTAGCGATTCCCGGAGCAGTGAATCTGTCGCTGGATCCGGAGGGTGATACGGAGCCGTTTTATGCGGACGATATGGTGTATTACACCACTGTGGCCAATAATGGATATTCGGGAGACTTGGAGATTGCGCTTATTCCGGAGAGCTTCCGCAAGGATATCCTGAAGGAAACAGAAGATGCCAACGGTGTGCTTGTGGAGGATTCCACGGTGGAGCCGGAGCATTTTGCTCTGCTTTTCGAGTTCTCCGGGGATAAGAAAAAGATCAGACATTGCATGTATTATTGTACCGCTGCAAGACCGACCATTGAGGGCAAGACCAATGAGGATTCCAAGGAAGTTCAGACAGAGAAGCTGGAGATTAAGGCAACGCCTCTTCCGAGTGGCGTTGTAAAGGTTAAAACCGGTTCCAACACTTCGGATGCGGTTTATAACGGCTGGTATTCCAATGTTTATCAGTCTGAAACCGCTCAGGTGTCTGCTGTTCTTTCCGGAATCACGATTGGAAGTCTTCAGCTGACGCCTGCTTTTGATGCCGGTACTACTTCTTATACAGCAGAGACTGTAAATGATGAAGATGTTGTATCGGCTTCGGCGGCAAGTGGAACGGCGGTTACGATCCTGGTAAATGGCGCGGCTCATACCAGTGGTCAGGATGCGACCTGGGAGAGCGGAACCAATACCGTGACGGTGATTGCAAGCAAGACCGGCTGCACAAGTACGGCTTATACCGTAACGGTGACAAAGAACGGACAGGGTTGATTTTAGCGGGCAGGGCTTCGGCTCTGCCCATTCTTATGATTGGAGGAAAGTGAAATGGCACTTACAAAGACAGTGAATATCGATGGCAAGGATGTGACTTTCAGGGCTTCCGCTGCCATTCCGAGAATATACAGAAACAAGTTCCATCGTGATATCTATAAGGATCTCCACGACCTGCAGAAGGGGATTGATGAAAATGATCCCGAAAATTCTGCGCTGGATTCTTTTTCGCTGGAACTGTTCGAGGATATCAGCTACATCATGGCGAAGCACGCGGATCCGCAGGGTGTTCCCGATACGCCTGATGAATGGCTTGACCAGTTCGGGACGTTTTCCATTTATCAGGTGCTTCCGGAGATCATCGAGCTTTGGGGACTTAATGTCCAGACGCAGGTGGAGAGTAAAAAAAACTTCGAGCGACTGACCGGGAAATGACAACGCCGCTCCTGTTGCTTCGATGTGTACAACTGGGAATCCATATCGGCGAATTGGATCTTCTGACGATCGGAACCATCAACGATATGTACACGGAAATGCAGAACGATGAGAATCAGGGAGCGTACAGCGCCTTGGCATCTCAGGATGATATGGATCGGTTCTGATGCAGAATTGACAGTCTTTTCACACACGGCTTTTTGATTCCATGTTATAATAAATCCACTGTATTTTGCCGATATAGCAGGATATAGCAGCTATAAATGAATGGGGCCGTGGACTGATGGATATTACTCAAACATTCTACGATAATATGGCCAGTCAGTATGATAAATTGTTTCAGGACTGGCAGGCAACAACACATGAACAGGCAATTATTCTTGACCGTATCTTTAAGCAAGAAGGGTTCGATAAGGAAGCGAGAGTTCTTGATTGTGCATGTGGAATAGGAACGCAGGCGATAGGTCTTGCTGCACAGGGCTATGATGTTACAGCATCAGATATCAGTGATGGAGAGCTTGCTGAAGCAAGAAAAAGGGCTGAGGATAATGATGTAAAGATTCGGTTTGAGCATGCCAATTTTTGTGCTCTGTCGGATTCTTTTTCTGAGCAGTTCGATATTGTAATCGCGATGGACAACGCATTGCCACACATGCTTACAAGTGCTGATTTGGAATCAGCTGTGAGAAGCATTGTAGGGCAAACCAAAGAAGGTGGAATTTTTGTAGCAAGTCTCCGTGATTATGACTACTTGTTAGAAGAGAAACCGTCGTATTCCCCGCCATATATTCATAAAACTGAAAAAGGGCAGCGTGTTTCTTTTCAGACCTGGGTGTGGAAAAACGAGAATTACAAGCTTATCCAATACATCATTGATGATGAAGATACCTTGCAGGTAAGCAAGTTTGATTGCGAGTATAGAGCAACGCGTCGAGAAGAGTTGACGAAAATGCTTAAATCAAACGGCTGCAAGGAAGTATCGTGGAAGATGCCGGAGGAAACGGGCTTCTACCAGCCTGTCGTTGTGGCAAGAAGATAACGAGATTGAAATAGAAAATGCTTTATTGAGAAGAGTCGAGAAATCGGCTCTTTTCTTTTACCCAAAATCAGGAAGGAGGGAATCGGATGGCTGGACGGATCCAGGGTATCACCGTTGAGATCGGCGGCGATACCACTAAACTACAGACAGCCCTGAAGGGCGTAAATACAGAGATCAGAAATACTCAGAGCCAGCTGCGTGATGTCGATAAGCTCCTGAAACTTGATCCGGGGAATACGGAACTTCTGGCACAGAAGCACAGGCTCCTGGGGGATGCCGTCAAGGAAACGAAGGAAAAGCTGGAGACCTTGAAGACGGCAGCTGAACAGGCTGAGCAGGCATTGAAGGACGGAACGATCACGCAGGACCAGTATGACGGCCTGCAGCGTGAGATCGTTGAAACGGAACAGAAGCTGAAGTCTTTGGAGGAACAGGCGAAGGCTTCCGGCACGGCTCTTCAGGATATCGCCGCGAAGGGTGAGAAGCTGAAGACGGTCGGTGATAATATTACGAATGTCGGACAGAAGTTCATGCCTGTGACTCTGGGCGTTGTGGGATTAGGTACGGCAGCGGTGAAAACTGCCGCTGATTTTGATACCGCCATGAGCAAGGTTGCGGCGGTGTCAGGTGCTACGGGATCAGAGCTGGATGCCCTGAGAGAAAAAGCCCGTGAGATGGGTTCCAAGACGAAGTTCTCCGCATCTGAGGCAGCGGAAGCCATGAACTATATGGCTATGGCCGGCTGGAAGACATCTGACATGCTGGAAGGTATCGAGGGTGTCATGAATCTGGCGGCTGCTTCCGGTGAGGATCTGGCTACCACTTCCGATATCGTAACGGATGCGCTTACGGCTTTCGGATTGTCGGCTTCCGATTCCGGACATTTCGCGGATATACTGGCGGCGGCTTCGAGCAATGCGAATACGAATGTCAGCATGATGGGCGAGACTTTCAAGTATTGCGCTCCGATTGCAGGTGCTTTGGGATTCTCTGCGGAAGATACGGCAGAAGCGATTGGTCTGATGGCCAATGCCGGTATCAAGGGTTCTCAGGCTGGTACAGCACTCAGAACTATCATGAATAATCTGTCTGGAGATGTGACGGTCTGCGGATCGGCTATCGGTGAAGTGACGATCGCTACCACAAATGCCGATGGTTCCATGAGGGATCTGAGTGACATTCTGGCTGACTGCCGGACGGCTTTTTCCGGTCTGACGGAATCGGAGAAGGCACAGGCGGCTGAAAGTCTTGTGGGTAAGAATGCGATGTCCGGATTCTTGGCTCTGATGAATGCCGGGGAAGCGGATATCAATAAACTTTCATCTGCGATTGATAACTGTGACGGATGCGCTGCCGGTATGGCTGAGACCATGAATGATAACCTTGCCGGTCAGCTGACGATCCTGAAGTCACAGCTGCAGGAACTGGCAATCTCTTTCGGGGAATTGCTGATGCCTGCAATCAGAACCATAGTCGGATGGATCCAGAAGTTTGTGGACTGGCTCAATTCAATGGATGAAGGAACCAGGAAGGTTATTGTTACGATCGCTTTGGTGGCTGCGGCTATCGGTCCGGTGCTGATCATCGTCGGTAAGGTGATCTCTGCCGTGGGTACCATTATGACATTGGTGCCGAAGCTGGCAGGTGTGATCAATGCGGCGAAGGGTGTTTTTGCGGCTTTCAATGCGGTATGCGCGGCGAATCCGTATGTGTTGATCATAGCGGCGATCGTTGCTCTGGTGGCGGCGTTTATTTATCTCTGGAACAACTGCGAAGAGTTCCGGCAGTTCTGGATTGACCTGTGGGAGGGCATCAAAGAGATTGCCATTGCCGTATGGGAGGCATTGAAGGCATTCTTCCAGGCAGCATGGGAAGCAATCAAGACCACGGCAACAACGGTCTGGAATGCGATTAAGGATTTCTTTACCGGACTGTGGGAGGGTATCAAGAATATCTTCACGACAGTAGTGAATGCAATCAGCACGTTCCTGACTAATGCCTGGAATGCGATCAAGAATACCGTGACTACGGTGTTTAATGCGATCAAGACATTCTTCACGACGGTATGGAATGGAATTAAGTCGGTTATCACGACTGTGGTGACGGCGATATCCACCTTCCTGAGTACGGCTTGGAATGGCATCAAGACTGCGATCACAACGGTGCTGAATGCGATCAAGTCCGTGGTAACAACGGTCTGGAATGGCATTAAGAATACGATCACGACTATCGTGAACGCGATCAAAAATGCGGTTACGACAGCCTGGAACAATATCAAGTCTGCGGTATCGAATGCGGCCAATGCTATAAAGAATGCTGTTTCCAATGCTTTTAACGCGATGCTGAACGGCATCAAGAATGTCTGCGGGAATATCTATGGTGCTGTGAAGAGCGGATTTGATAAGGCAATCAATTTCGTGAAGAATCTGGCAACGCAGGCTTTCCAGTGGGGAGCTGATTTCATCGGCGGCATTGTCAATGGTATCAAGTCCATGATAGGCAAGGTCGGGGATGCGGTTTCATCGGTTGCAGACAAGATCCGGAGCTTCCTGCATTTCTCCGTGCCGGATGAAGGTCCGCTTACGGATTATGAAAGCTGGATGCCGGACTTTATCGGTGGACTGGCCAAGGGGATTGAGAAGAGCCGGGGCATGATTGAGAATGCAATGAACGGAATCACTTCTGATATGACCATTACTCCGAGGGTGATGGCGGCTCAGGGCGGTTATGCCGGCAGCGGTGTGAATGGCGGGGATCTGATCTCTGGTATCAATACAGCGCTGAATACGGCTCTTGCCGGTAGTGGTGCCGCAGGGGATATCGTGATCCCGGTTTATATCGGCGGTGACATGATTGATGAGATCGTAGTAACTGCTCAGCAGAGAATGAATCTAAGAAGTGGAGGCAGGTAATATGGCACATATGCAATATCTGGTTTTCAACAATGAAAACATACCGATGCCTGCCTCTTATTCCGTGAATCTGTCGGATGTGGAGGCGGACAGCGGCGGCGTAACGGAAGCGGGAACCACTCAGAGAGATGTTGTCCGGGAGGGCGTGGTTCAGATCAGCGTGACTTTCCGGGTATCGAAGAAATGGCTGAATAAGTTTTCGGCGTATAAGAAGCTGGCAAGCATTACCGTGGGTTATCTGGATATGGAGACCATGAACATCGTCAATACGCAGATGTATATTGACGGGTATCAGGTGAAGCTGGTCAGCGATACGAGCTATGGGAGCTTGTGGGAGGTGAGCTTTACATTGAAAGAGTTCTAAATTCT